GAAGTTTTTACTACTTTTATAAAATTTAAAAGCATTGTTCCAGATTTTGAAAAATATACAAACAGTTGGGATAGAATTTATGAAGTAATTTGGTATAGCGCAAGTTTGATTAAAAATATTTATCTTTTACATAAAACTGCAGATGAAAACCACAATGCACTATCTAACGAAGATCCAAGTATGCTATTCAAATTTAGCAGATACACCGATGAATCTAAAAAAACTCCTTATCAAATGTTACTTTTGTTTTTTCTAGAAAAAATACCCGAAGAAGGTTTTACAAAGTACGGGTCAAATCTTTATAAACCAATAATTAAAAATGGACATAATACCCATGCTTGGAAAAAACACTGCACAATTAAAGATTATATTTATCAACAAACGGATCATAAAATGAATTTTACTCAATGGAAAAATGCTACAGCAAATGGGATAAGTAATGTAAACAACACGGAACGCTATTTTATGGAATATATAGGCCCTGAATTGCCTGCTTTAATTAAAGATCGTCATTTATTTGCTTTTAAAAATGGTAATTATATTACTAAATACAATATTGCAGGTCCAGACGATACACCGGTTTATTCTGATATTTTTGTACCGTATGGTCAACATCATCCTTATATAACAAGTCACGTAGTTGCATGTAAATATCACGATTCGCACTTTGAAAATTTTGAAGAATATACCGCCGACGATTGGTTTAAAATTATTGATCACTGTCCAACTTTCAAAAGTGTTCTTGATTATCAAGAATTCCCAGAAGAAATACAGAAATGGTTATGTATTTTTTTGGGACGAATGTGTTTTGATATTGGAGAATTAGATAATTGGCAAGTACTTCTTTATCTACTAGGTCAAGCTGGAGCGGGTAAAAGTACAATTCTAATGAAAATTTTGCAAAAATTTTATGAAGAAGAAGATGTTGGTATTATATCAAATAACATAGACGCAAAGTATGGTATTAAACCTCATGTAAACAAATTTATGGTTATAGCACCAGAGATCGCAGAAAATTTTAAAATGGAACAGACGGATTGGCAATTACTCGTAGAAGGCGGTAGAAACACTTATTCTGAAAAATATAAAAACGACGAAACAATCGATTGGAAAGTTCCGATGACTATGGGTGGTAATAAAATTATGCGATATAAAAATAATTCAGAAAGCGTCTCTAGGAGAACCGCCGTTCTTAATTTTCCTAAAAAGGTAATAGTAACCGATACAGAAATGGATAGAAAATTGATGAAAGAAATTCCTTTTATATTAAAATTGTGTATACGAGGATACCACAACGCTTTAGCTACTTACGGCAAAAGAGGAATCTGGAATATTCTTCCTAAATACTTTCATGAAAATAAAGAAGATATGGAACAGACTACAAATTCTTTGCAAAATTTTTTGAAATCTGGAAAAGTAGTTTTTGATCCAAAGCTTTATATTCCGCTAAAAGTATTTTCACAAGCATTTAATGAACACTGTAAAGAAAATAATCTTCCAAGAGAACAATTTACAAAAGATTATTATATGTCTACTTTTACAAATAACGGTATTAAGATAATTCAACAGGGGGTTCGCGAATATCCACCGAAATCTGGGACAATTATAAAGAGAGCTACAATTATAATAGGAATAGATATTTCAAGCGACGAAAATAATCTAGACGATCCTGAATAATACTCGTTTTAAATTAATAATATAAAATGTATAAAATATATAATATATAATGGATTTAGACTTTGGAAATTCTTCTTTTATATATTTTATAATTGTATTATGTTTGTGTACAATTTTGTTTTATCTTTATTACAAAATGTATATTAATTTTAACATACATTCTGAAAAAATAGAGAAAATAGATAAATTTATAAAATCTGTTATTATTAATTCTACTGAAAAACTAAGTAAATTACCAGATTCGCAAAATACAGAAAAAACAAAAAAAAAGAATGTGAATGTGAATGTAAATAAAAATGAAAATAAAAATGAAACTGTAAATAAAAACGAAAAAAATGAAGATGAAGATGAAGATGAAGATAAAGATATTGTAGAAGATTTGTCCGATTTAAATTAAAATCGATGAACTATTTTCTTCAATTATTTTGAGAATATTTTCATAAATGTTTAAATAATCTAATATATTATTTCCACCTGTAATCATTATACTTCCAGATCTAAATATTAAACATGTACTTAAACTTGAATTGTCTAAATTTAGAATTTTAACATTAATAGCTGGATATTTATTTGGATTAAAAGAATATCTCTTTATATAAGATAAATTCTTTTCATCAAAAATTTTACATAAACTCGACTGTTTTATATTTTTATTAATTTTAAAATCAGAATTAATCATGCAAATTTTAACATTCGATATAAAAGCATCATCCTGAAAGGCGTCTAAAGTAGTTAGACGTTTAAACATTTTTCTAATTGCATATGTTATTGCGTATACATTCAGTACTCCAGCCATTTGCATTTTACCATTTGAAAAAATTTTAACGGATATTTTAATTTTGTTTTGATATTTAACACCGATGTATACGTGTAAACAATTGTAAAATTTTTTTTTAAGACAATTACTACCATAAACATCTGTATATTTTTTAATATCTATTCTACTATTAAAATTACAACACACTGTAATAGTAGATATAGCCCAAAATTTTATTAACAAAAAACTTTTATAATTATTTGAATTATCGCTTATTTTTTTACATGTCTCGTTAAAAGTTGAAAAATTTTTAGCGCAAATGCAGTTTGTAAATTTATTTTTAGGGTCGCAAATTTTACAAACATCCATCTTCAATTCTTTATATATTTCTTTATGTATCTTTTCTTTATGTTTAAAAATTTTTAGCAATAATTATTTTCTATCAGGTGAATGTATTTCAATAATGTATTGTTTTTAATAGATTCTTTGCACGCATTTAAAACTATAATAAATTCTTCTTTTGGATATCTAATAATCAAATAATTAATATAATATATAAATCTTGGTAATATGTTTATATAAATTAAATCAAGTTTTTTGTTATTTTTTTCATGTATAGATTCTAATTCTTTAATTATATCGTATAAACAATAAGTAACAATATTAAATTCAACTTTTTTAATCATGTCGAGTGTTATAATAGTTTTTTTTGTAGATTTGCCATAATAATAAAAAATCAAAGAATTAATTTCATGTATTTTTTTTTCAGAAATTTGGGTTCTAGTACACGGATCTCTAAAATCTCCAGTTTTTTCAAAATAAATTATAATTGTATTAAAATCGTAGTAAAAAAATTTATTTCTAATTTTAAAAGAGACAAATGGATATATTAATTTTTCATTACATATTGGACACTCTATATTTAAAATAAGTTTTTTCCTAAAATTGCGTTGTATTATTTTTGCTGCGTTAAATTTATTAAGTAAATTTATTAATTGCTGTTTTTTAAATTTTGATATGTATTTAATTTTATATAATTTAGCAATATTTAATGCTGTTTTAAAAGTAATTGCATCTGAAAATTTTATTAAAAAAGTCATTCTTTTAATATTAAATTAATACTAAATTTTAAAATACTAATTAAAACGTTTAAAAAAATAAATTATAAGTTATAAGTTATAAAATAATGGCAACATTTAAAATTTCAAAAAAACCAATACATACAGATTCCAGAACTTCAATATTAGAAAAACACACATCAAAACTTATAGAAATAGAAAAAGAAAAACAAAAAATAGATAAATACAAGGCAGAATTAAAATCTTTAAATACGTCTTCAAATAAATCTTCACATATTCATAAAATTAAACAACTAGAGTCTAAAATTAAACATTTAGAATCTGATTACGACCTTACAGATTATTTATTTAAAGCAATGGATTTTATTAAAAATATAGATTCTAATGAGCAAAATTGTGAAGACGCAGAATCGTTAGGTGATGTTTCTAAGTTTATAAAATTGGATTATAAAAATAGCAAGGAATTAATGTATAAAAATTATATAGCAAGATGTTTTCCAGAAGAAAACACAGATTTTGTAGACATTGCTCCCTATAGTTTTAAATGTAAATATTGCGGAGATAGACTAATTAACGACGAACCCGTTGGTATAAATGTTTGTTATACATGTGGAAATATCGAAAATTTTAATATATCATCTAGTAGAGACTGGAATCATTCTGAAACACATGAATATTTAAAACCATATTGTTATAAAAGAACCAATCATTTTAAAGAATGGATATATCAAATTCAGGGAAGAGAAGGAATAAGTATACCTGATGAAATCATAAGCGGAGTTTTAGCTGAAATTAAAAAAGAAAGAATAACAGATAAAGATTGTATAACGTATGACAAAATGAAAGAATTTTTAAAAAAATTAAAGCTAAACAAATACTATGAACACATTCCAAATATAATAACAAGAATTACTGGTGAAAAAAGACTAACGATTAATAGTGAGTTAGAAAATAAACTTTTACAAATGTTTAATGAAATTCAAGCTCCATTTGAAAAATACTGTCCTAAAACTAGAAAAAATTTTTTGAGCTACTCTTATACACTTTATAAAATTTTTCAACTTTTAGAAAAAAACGAATATTTAAAATATTTTCCTCTTCTTAAAAGTCGTGAAAAAATGTATGAACAGGATGAAATATGGAAAAATATATGTAAAGAACTTAATTGGAAATTTATTAGTTCGATGTAAATTTAATTGTAAATGTTAAATATAAAAAATTAAGTAACTAAATATAAAACTTGTAATGCTAATATACCCATTGCAAATAAACCGCTTAACGACAAAACGCCTAACAGTAAATAATATAAAAATAGAGATAAATAATGTATTATATTCATTTATTTATATAATACAATACATTATTTTTTACATTTTTTAACATATACTATAAATTTAATACATTGCTAATGTAGCTGCACCACCTTTATAAAGTACTGTAGTCTCTCCAACACATGTAACGTTAATACCCGGGTTTGCTAGAAGTAATGTAGATCCAGTTGGAGCCGTAGTTCCAAATTTTAATGTTAATCTAATGCTATCGAATCTATTTAAAGGAACTCCAGACCCAGAAAATGCAGAGGATGCCAACGGAAATACAAGAATAGGTTGTTCTTCTCTAGCTATTAAGAATTTAAGTATTGCTGTACCAGTGTCATGCGCGGAACCCAGCATTCTTGAACCTAGAGTCTTTCCGCTATAAAGTTTTAAACTTTCAGCCATATTATTTTTGAGTAATATGGCAGGTAAACTTCCTGAAAAGGAAGACGAATTTAATTTAAGTTCGGCTTCGGTGATATAAGAATTAGATATATCACCGGTAATTATAATATGAGATGCATATAGAGAAAAAGAATCTAAATCTATAGTTTTTTCAGTAGATGTAACGTCTGATCTAATAGATTGTGTCATTTTAATTCTGAATGGCAATCCATTTGGAACGCTTCTAATTTGGGTTCTTTCTTCTGTACATAGCATGATTTGTTTTGCAAACATTCTTACTGAAGATATAGCAATATCTATAGTTACATTGCTCGCATCGCCGGCTGCGACGGTCCCCGTTGCACCACCTCCAAAGCCTGTAACAACGTGATAAAATGGATACAACGCATTAGTTTCATTATAAAAATTACTTCCTCTACCTAAAAGAGTTTGCGCCCCGGACGAAGGACCGGCGTAGGAATTTACTACAACACTTTCGGCTGAGCCAAAGGTTTCCGAAAATGTAGAGGTCAATTTAGACGCATTTGAATGACTTTTAAATGTAACTTTAATTTTAACCGATTGCTGAGGAGCTGCGGCCATTAAGTATCCATTTTCTGAAACGTTGTAAAATTTTCTATGAGGTGAAGACAATTCTGAAGATAAAGCTGGAATCCATAAAACTACACGCGTAGTCTCAGAACTACCGCTTAATATACCAAGATCCGTGGACGAAACGTCCGCCTCGTAGTCGGCGGGGTCAGTATTCGTGGCACTCGTAGATTCCGTACGAGCTCCTCGTATAAATCTTTCCGATTTAATACCACTACACAATGCGTAGTTAGTTCCCTCGTTTTTAAGAGTTTTAGTTAAAACTTTAATATCCGCACCTGTCAAGGTATGCCAAATTTGAGTACCTACCATAAATTCTACTCTGTCTACTAGTTTGAATTGAAAATCGCTTTCAATCTCATAATCCATAAGTGTTCTTGGTTTGGTATTAACTGCAAAAGTTGGTGTAATTGTAAGACCCAAATCCAAATATAAATCTCCTAACACATCAACGTCGTTATTAACTGTAAAAATTTTAGATGAACCAAAAGTATTTGTCTGACCAGATGTACCCGAACTAACTACTTCAACCAAGCTAGAACCGTGTAATAATTGTCTAGTAGTATCGTTTTTTGTCCAAAAAACAGATGTAACGTCTCCAGTATCGTTAATCTTATTAGTTACAGCAAGACCCTGAGTTCCAGCCCCGTTATAAGCAGCGTGAGCGGCGA